ATCAGGATATGTCCCGCCTACGTAGGTTGGCACTCCGAAGAGCGCGCCTTCATAAGTAGATGTCGTCAAGCCAACCTTCCCGTTAGGGAGGTTTTCTCCAACACTCGAAAGACGAAGCGTCCCGTAAGGATACTGAGTCTTCCGTATGACAAACGAAAAAGGATTCATCGGCAAGTCAAACCGACGAGTAGCCTTGTTCCGAAACCCGGAATGAAAACCGGGCGTCCTGACCCATGTGCGACTTCGTTCGTAGCCACTCGTTAATGCAGAGCCAATCGTACCGTCAAAAGACACGTTTCCGTGCCAATCGACAACACGAAGATTTAAAGGCTCCACACGCGGGTTAGTCACGTAATCAGTCGGCATGTTCCACTCCTAATGGGTTGAAAGAATTCCCAAGGGAGTCAGCTCTAAGACCACATCGACCTCACGAAGGAATACAGTTTCTGCACCAAAAGACATAACACGGTGCACAGGTGTTTTGCATGCTGCGAAGCACGCTTCTTCATGAGGGCTCCAATGATCTGTAACTGAACATCTGGCACGTTCTGCGTGTCGGAGGCCTAAAGGCCACCAAAGTACCACCCGGAAAAGACCCACTCAACCTGATGCTGATTTAATCTAGCAGAGAAGGAATGAGTGGGAGGATGACGTAGCACACGAAACCCAGTCTCATTTACATGAAGGCTGGGTATGAAGAGGAAGCTAAGATAGCCTGCCCACGTACTGTGAGCGCGGTTATTCGACTCGGATCACTTGCGTAGACGGAAGCCCATAAGGCCTCCCACACAATTGAGTGACCGGAATCAGCAAAAACAGAGAAACGACCCGCACCTGTTAGGTGCTGAGAATCGTACATCGCCTGCCATTTGACATAGCCGGCGAGCAGAACAAGATCCTGTATCTGTTTCTCGGGCCAGAGAAAAGCAACAATCTCGAACCCAATAAAGGTGTTTGTCACACCTTTCAGTACATACAGCTCCGGGAAATCCACGTGGTTATAAAACCCACGATGGACTCTTAGGAA